CTTTGCAAATTGCGCAAAGTCTTCTGCATAAAGAAGTTCATCCCACTTTTCAACCGGAATCATTCTTCGGTCTGCAAATCTCACGGCTTCGTTGCTCTTGGGTAAATCTGACAGTTTAGGAAGGACCGATTCCTTGGAATCTGTCCTTATAGGAAGGACAGATTTTGGAGGAATGACTACAGGTCCAGTACGACCAACATGAGCATTCTTTTCCTTCCATTGCTCGTAGGAGTATTCCTTGTGAATACCAGCATCCATGTCCTTCAGAAAAAAACTGAAAGATTTTGATACGCCACAATTGTGGCAGAAAAAATACCACTCACCCTTCTTCAGGATGAAGAACCCCCTAGCCTTAGTCTTCTTTTTTGAAGAATCTCCACAAAGGGGACAGGAACAATTGTAAAGACCTGCCTTTTTTCTCTTGAAGTTCTTCAGTCTGGGGGAGATCATGTTGATGTATTTTTCGTCTATCCATGTCATATCTTCCAATCCTCGACCTTCTTGCGGGAGAACTTGTCATCGGCGGTTCGCATGTCGAACCCCTTACCGTAGTTCTTCTCTTCGGTCTGATTGGCTTTCAGGATTCCAGATTGTGCCGTATTCGGAGCATCCTTGAACTTCATCATGGACCGATCCAGAGACAGGATGAACTTGCGGTTCGCCATACCGTCATTGTAGCGGTTCTTGAGCTGCTTTACAAGGATCTGCTTCACCTCTTCCAACTCTTCGGTGCTGATGAGGGCAAACATGAAATCCGCCGTCATGGGCAATCCAAAGCTGTCTGAAGTCTCGGACATGTCGATGTCTTGGTTGCCGAACCCTTCACGGTTCGTCTGGGTAGCCGTCCACAGAGGTAGACCATATTCCACAGCCAATCCACGCAGTTCCTCTGCGATTGATTTGACATACATGTAAGTGTTCACACCACCGCCCATCTTGAAGCGGGAGCTTGCGCAGATATTCAAATAATCCACAAACAGGACATCAGGGACAAACTTCTTCTTAAGACGAAGTTCCTCCAGCAAAGCCCTGAAATGATTCACGGTTGCCGTCGCGGTCGGATACTCCTTGATGATCAGCTTGCCCTTGACATTATCTCGGATTGAATCCATCTTCTTGTCATAGAGTTGCTTGGGAATCTGCTTGAGATTGTCCATAGAGACATTCATCAAATTAGCATCGATGCGTTCAGCAATACGCTCCTCTGCCATCTCGCAGGTGATGTAAAGAACATTCAGATTCTGGCTTAGGCAATTCGCAGCATGATGGCAAAGGAACATGGACTTTCCGACCCCAGTCGGAGCAATAACGACATTCAGGGTCTTGGTGGGTGTGCCACCTGCTGTAATCGTATTCATCATTTCAAGATCAAATGGAATACGCTTTTCCTTGGTATGGTAAAATTCAAATCGAGTCTCAGCATCATCGATGTAATCATGACCGATATGGGTATCGAAAGACACAGCAAGAGCATTGGAGAGGATCTGTGGAATAGCTCCCTTTGTCTGTGTCTTTGACTTGCCGTCGATGATATGGATGGATTCTAGAACCGCATTATACAATGCACGATCTTTGCAAAATTTTTCAGTCTCATCAACAAGCCATTTATCATCCAGAGTTTCATGTTCATCGAATACCTTGTTTATGAGTTCCAAAGACTTTTCCAAAGTGCTCTCATCCAGATCGGTTCTGTCTCCGAGAATGATCTGAACCGCTGCCTTTGTTGGAAGTGAATTATATTTATTGGTGTACTCAAAAAAGATGGAGAACATAATCTTGTTCTCTCTATCAGAGAAATAGTCCTCCCGCAGGAACGGGAGGACCTTTCTTGTGTACTTTTCGTTGTGGGCTAGTTGTTGTAGTATGGTGTGTTCGATCATACAGCCATGTTACCAGAAATGAACCCAAAAATCAAGGTCTTGGATTCTTGTCGTAATAAGAAACAATGAACTCTTTTCTTGCTAATTCAAAATCGTGATCTGTCATGATTTTGATCAATTGATCCACATCTGTCTTTGGTTCCCATCCCAATTTGACTTTTGCTTTAGTCGAGTCACCGAGTAATTGATCAACTTCAGCAGGTCTGTAATATTTTGGATCTATTTCAACATATTTCTCATAATCCATTCCGTATCTAATGAATGCCTTTTCACAGAATTCCCTGACAGTTATCATCTTTCCTGTTGCGATAACATAATCATCAGGAACATCTTGTTGCAACATGAGCCACATGGCTTCGACATAATCACCAGCAAAACCCCAGTCTCTATAAGAATCGAGATTTCCCAGATACAATTTTTTCTGCAATCCTTGATAAATTCTTCCGATTGCTCTCGTTATTTTTCTTGTGACGAAAGTCTCTCCTCTTCTTGGGCTTTCGTGATTGAACAATATTCCACAAGAAGCATGCATGTCATAACTTTCCCTGTAGTTGATTGTCAAATAATGTGAATACACCTTTGCGCATGCATAGGGAGATCTCGGGTAAAAAGGTGTTGTTTCTTTCTGGGGGACCTCTTGCACCTTGCCAAACATCTCGCTTGACGAAGCCTGATAGAATCTTGTTTTCTTTCCGGTCTGTTGCTCGAAATTTCTTATGGCTTCTAGGATGTTGGCGGTCCCCAAAGCATCTACTTCTCCTGTGTAGACAGGAACGTCAAATGAAACTCTAACATGACTTTGGGCAGCAAGATTATAAATCTCGTCTGGTTCAAATTTATAAAGCAATCTCTCAATTGTGGTATAGTCCGTCATGTCACCATAATGCAAGAAGAAAGTATTATTGTTTACTTCTGGATTCTGTATGATATGTTCCAGTCTTGAGGTATTGAAAGAGGATGATCTTCTTATGATTCCATGGACAGTGTATCCTTTTGATAGCAAAAGATCAGCAAGATACGATCCGTCCTGTCCTGATATTCCCGTGATTAGTGCCACTTTTTTCATATCAATTTCCTTGTTTCGAAAAATAATCGTTTACGACTTTTTCGATGTAATCCAACTGTTGATCTGTGATGACAGGACTTGTTCCCAAGAAAAAAGTATCAGTCATTACTTTGGTTGCCACAGGGAACTTCTTTTTTGCATCTCCTCTATACAGTCCTTCATATGCTGGTTGTAGGAGAATGTTTCCCGCAAAGTAATTTCTAGTTTGAATCTTATTATCCTCAAGATAATTTGTAAATTGGAATCTATCGATTCCGCAACCATCCTTGAGTGTCAAGGGGAAGGCAAACCAAGAAGGATCTGAATTTTCCGTGGCTTGCGGAAGATGAAAGATATCGCTGTACTTTGAAAAAATTGAATGCAGGCGATTAAAATTTTTCTTCCTGATTCGAATTATCTCATCCAATTTATTCAATTGTGCAAGACCCATAGCGGCTTGCAGATCCATTGGTTTGAGGTTGTATCCGATCTCGTCATAAACGTATTTGTGATCGAAAATTACTCCCGGCATCGAAGGGATCCATTCACTAAAACGCCTCTTGCACATTCCGTTCTTCAGGCAGGATGCACCCTTCCCGGAACAATAGCATCCCCTGCCCCATTCTCGCAGACTTTTGATTACTGTTTCTTGTTCATCTGTCTCGCATGCAATGAAGCCGCCTTCACCCATGGTTATGTGATGTGCAGGATAAAAAGAGCAAGATGCGAACTGCCCAAACGACCCAAGAAGGGTGCCCTTATAAGTGCTTCCTAATGCATCACAGCAATCTTCCAATAGGACAAGATCATACTTCTTAACTATATCCATGATTGCATCCATGTTAGGTGGATTGCCTAGTACATGTGCAAATATGAGAGCTTTTGCTCCCTTCTTTGCTGCCTTTTCAAGTTGATCGATATTAATATTGAGTGTATTCAATTCGATATCAACAAAAACAGGCTTAAACCCATTTTGCATGATCGGATTTACCGTCGTCGGAAACCCAGCTGCCGGAGTGATGATCTTTGTTCCCGGCTTGAAATTGTAAAGTCTCTTGGATTTCAACGCAGTGACCATCAGGAGGTTTGCACTTGAACCGCTGTTGGTCAATGCTCCCCTATTCTTTCCAAGGCGTTCCCTGAATTGCCTTTCGAACCTGATTCCATTCTCTCCAAGAACCAACCAGCCATCCAATAGACATTCGATAGCCGAGATGTATTCGTTCTCGTCAAAGTAATCCCCAGCATATCTTACCCAATCCTGACCGGGAATCCAATTTTTTTTTGTGGAAGACCGTTTAAGCTCGACCAGTTCTCGAATCTTGTTTTGTATTTCGTTTTGATTTGTGTTTGTAACCTGAAACATGATAAATCCTTTTCAATTCATTCATTATACCAGAAACCAAATAAAAAACAAGTCTTAGTAGCTGTTTTTCAGTTTTTCATAAGTTTTCTTTATTCCATTTTCCAAGCCTACTAAATCAATTGGAATTTGAAATTGATTTGCACAATAAAAATCAAATTTTTCTTTATTTTCTATTTGAACTTCAACTTTATAATCCGACAATTTGTTTATCATGTCAGCGATATTTTTAAGCGTGTATTTTTTTTGATATGAACAGTTTATTTCTTTCGGTGCATCATTCAAAACGAAATATTCAACTAAATTTACAAGATCTTCCATATAAAAGAAATCCATTATTTTATCGTTATGGATTAAAATCGGTTCCTTTTTAAGATATTTGATTATGCTGCTTTTTATAAATCTGGTTTCTAATTCATTATGGTCGAAAACTCCAAATATTCTTATGTTGTGGAACTTGTCGTTTTCTTGAATGGAATTTGCGATTATTTTTTTACTCAGACCGTAGAGAGTGTTTTGTTGGAATATTTCCGCTCCAGATCCAAAAGATATAAACTTGTCATAATGATAATGATTCCATTGCAGGTTATAATACATTGAAAGATTTTGATCTAATGTTGATTGGGTTTCCGGTTTCAGTCTGCTGCCGCCGACTGCCGCAGTATGAATGACAACATCAAAGTGTTTTCTTTCAAACCACTTTGCCATAAAGAACGGATTGGTGAGATCCAACTCCCGTCTCCCAATAACCGTTAAGTCATATTTTTCACCAAATTTTTCTTTTATGTTTTTTGCGATATATCCATTTCCGCCGGTGATAAGTATTTTTTTCATTGTTTATCTCTTTAAATTTAAATAGACTGGACTGTTATTAACAACACAGAAAGAAAAATTGTCAAAAAGTTCTTGTTCGTTCTCGGGATGAAACATCTTGATGTTTTCAAAACTGGACATTATTTTTTTGTCATCCTCTGCCCAATGAGAGAACCCCAAGTAACCATAATCCTTATCTCGTCCACCACCTATTATTTTTACAGGTATTTTTTCATGATCAAGATAATTTCTTATCATTTCAAATGGTCTGTAAATCGTGAACGGTGTTATCGAATACACAAAAGGTATTTTTCCGTCCATGGCTAGACCTATTCCCATCCCCATCATAGCCATTTCTGATGAGCCTACATTGAAGAATCTTCCCGGAAATGAGTCTCTTACCTTGTCCCAGAGGCCATAACCAAGATCACCGGTGACAACATAGATTTCGTTGTTTCTGGTCATTTCATCATAAACAAGTTCTGCAAATTGTTTTCTCATAATTTCAACTCTTCAATCGCGTTTATGTAGTTCTGTTCTGACATAACATGGTAATGGGCGTTCAGTCCCCTCAAGAAAGAGAATTGCTCGACGGTTGTCTGGTGTATTTTAATTTTAGGCAAGAAAGCCTTGAGTCTTTTTTCCATGTATTTCTTGTCAACTTCCATGTACGCAGCATATCCATTGATATTCACATGGACTTCTATGTTTTTTATCTCTTGCTCCTTGATTGTCTTTAGAGCTTCCCAGACACTTCCTTCTGCGCATTCCCCGTCACTCACAAGAACGAATACTTTTCTTTTGAGGTCGGCTACAGCTCTTCCGAGAGCCACAGTTATGCCAAGACCAAGACTCCCTGTCGAACAATAAATTTTGTTTTCTTCATCTCGGTGAGGGTGCCCACCGTGCTTGATGAACAGTTGCTCGGCATCTATTCCATGATATTTTTCTATACAAGCATAGAGAGCAAGAGCGGCATGACCTGATGAAAGAATGAAAATATCATTCTTTTTCATTTTGGAAAATATTTGGTCTATTATGTCAACAGAGGAAAAATAACTTCCCAGATGTCCGAGTCTGTGTTTGTATGCTATTTCGAGTATTCTTTTTTTCAGGTTCATATTACCACACAAATTTATTGTCATTTGACTTGACGATAAGTGAAATTTCCTCGTCAAATTTTCTTTTCGGTTCCCATCCTAATGCTCTTAACTTGGAATCATCTAGTGCATATCTTACATCTTGTCCCGGTCTGTTGCACGAAAGATCCACATATTCTTCCAATTTAGACAAGTCAAGATTGCTAGCTTTTAATATTTTTTTGACTGTTTCTAGATTTGTCTGCTCAAAGCCACCACAGACATTGTATATTTCGTCCTTAACACCAGACTGTATTATCTGGATGATGGCTGAAGCGGTGTCGTCTGCATGGAGCCAGTTTCTCACCGGTGTTCCATTGTTGTGCAAGGGGATCTTTCTTTTCAATTTGAGATATTTGCACGCTTTGGGAATCAATTTTTCGACATATTGACCAATTCCATAATTGTTTGTTGGTCTGACTATGATGTAGGGAATCTTGTAGGTTCTACCCCAAGCCAATACCAACATATCTGCAGCAGCTTTTGTAGCCGAATATGGATTGGATGGTTTCAATAAATCAGTTTCAACATGGCTTCCGTGCTCGATGTCACCATAGACCTCATCTGTGCTGAAGTGCAATAGCGTCGGCTTTGATCCGGATTCCTGTCTGTAATTCTTGATTAGTTCCAGAAGATTATGGACACCGTTTATGTTCGAATGAACGAAGTCATCGCTGTTGGAAATGGAATTTCCAACATGTGTCTCTGCTGCGGTGTTGATAACATAGTCACAATCATATAGAAATTTTAAATCGTTTATGTCACAGTGAACGAATGAAAAGTTTGGATATTTTTTGAATTCGTCTAAAAGATCTTTGTTGGCGGCATAAGTCATTTTGTCAACGCCCTTGACATACCATCCTTTTTGGAGGCATTGTCGTGTGACATATGATCCTATGAAGCCAAGGCATCCTGTAATATAAACAATTTTCATAGTGGTCTTATTTCTATTGGCATCTTTTCCATATTATACACGTTTTTTTCAAATCCTGCAATAGATCTTTGCTCTCTTAATTTAAAAAAATGTTCATTTATTTCTTTTACTCTTGGATCTATCTGTTTTCTTGTGCTGCCGTCATTGATGGATGATTTGAATTCTATGGGTATATAACCACATTTTAATCCATGTAGGTAGTATGCTCTTGCGAACAAATCATGGTCGGAGTTGTGAAGAAAATAATTCTGTTCATCCATGTATCCCAACTGTCTAAGTTTCTCGGTATGAAGAACTAACGGTCCTCTATTGCATGTTCCATACATGTACATCATATTCCTGTTTATTTCTGGGGAAAGGAACTGTTCCACCATGTATCCCATTTTGCCTATACCCAGAGAAGCACCGAAATTATGAGTGCATCTGCCAGAAACACCTATGATGTCGTCATACTTTTCCATTCCGCTGGAGAGCTTTCGATTAAAGCCATATTCCACCATTTCCATGTCTGCCTGTATTTCAACGATATATTTTCCAGAAGATATAACGAAGCCCATGTTATCGCAGGTGGTTTCGAACACGGGAGTGTCCTGTCGTATCATTATTATCTGTACAAGATTTTCCCTGAACAACCCTTCAAATAATTTTATCAATATGGATTCCGTATTATCGACACAACTGTCAAGAATGACTATGAGCTCATAATAGCCATCCATGTTCTGAATTATGCTAAGAATATTTTTTTCTATTATTGCTTCTTGGTTAAATACAGGAACGACAACACTAAACTCCGGAATAACATCGGCTAGTTGTTTGTGCAGTATTACAACAGGTTCTGATTGACCCGGGAGTGGTTCCGGATTGTTATGCAAAAACCCGCTGTAATAATTGCTGTGATTAAGTTTTTCTTGTATTTCCGCTTTCATGACAAAAATCAAGGCCAATATGGTTTGGTGAATTGAGCTTGTTCGAATAAATCTTTAACCAAATCTTGTCTTACTGATACCATATTTCCTATAAAGCATACAGGAAGATAGCCTTTTTGTAAAGCAAGTTTAAATGTTGATGTATAAGAGCTTCCTTGAACTGTTACTTTTTTATCAATCACTGTGTGTATAGTTTCTTTTGGCGGAAGCACGCTGCTATCTACTTCTATTATTACAATTTTAGGGAAATAATTATTAAGAGAATTCCAAATGTGGTAATCAAAACTGTCTACGTCTATACTTAAGACATCAAAATCTTTTGGAAGAAATGTGTCTTTTAGAATAATGTCAAGACTGTTTTCACCTTGAATATCAACAAATTTATTCATTGGGACTATATTTGGTTTGTGTTTTTCTGAGGTTTTCAGAAGATCTTTGTACTTTTCTTCATCACCTTCGATACAGACACCTTTCCACCCCTTATTAATGAGATTATAGGTATTACTGAGATAAATACCATCCCATGCTCCGAATTCACAAAAAGTCCCAGAATCATTTATTTCGAGTCTTTTTAGAATTTCTTCTATGACCCCATCTTCACCGTTTTGAGAATATACGTTTTTTCTATAGTTTAGTAAATCTTTCATATTAATTCCCTTTAAATTTTATGTGTTTAGTGTTATCGTTAAACATTTCTTGTGTGATGGATCTTCGACACCTGAATACATTTGTGTCCGATCTGATTCTGGATGCGGCATGAGTGAGATGGAACGGTTCCGTCTTTTCTCCATAAGATACGACACATTCTGCATTGTCCCTATCGTGGAGTAAAATCTTATATCCTAATTTTTTCACAAATATACTGAATAGAGTCTGATCGTGTCTGGCGGTTCCCCAGCCTTGAGGACATGTCCCATCATCTATGAAGTTTCTTATTTCTTTTGCCAATTCATACATGGGTAAAATGTAGTCATCATTTAAGCGTCTAGAGACACCTTGAAATCCTGCATCTATTCCAAGTGTAGAATCATCTAAAATCCATTCATTCTGAGGAGCATTTAAGTTCATTTTTTCTATGATATACTTCGGAGTCATCCATTTTATGGAGTGTCCACAATCAAAGAAAACATATCCATCTTGCTTTAGTTGTGAAAAATATCCTTTCATTGAATTCAATATGACGCTTCCAGAATCAATGTATAGGACTTCCTCATACATCTCAAGTGCTTGCTTCATGACTACTGGCTTCCATGAAAACAATCCTCTGACCCATCGGGAATTGTCTGAATGAAGAAATGTTGTGACTAAAGGATGAACCTTTTCAACCTCAAGTAGCTTAACTTTTTCTATTTTTCTTACACTATCAAGTTGTTCAGGGGTCATTCCAAGATCAAAAACGGCAATTTCATTCAAACTGTCGGAATCGTGTTTATAAATGGACCCTATGAGATTCAAAAGAACAAAATAATGATTGCTGTCTGCGGCTATACAAAAATTCATGATATTTCCTTTAATAATTTTACACACTTGAATTTTGGTCCGTGATTAAATGTTTCTGCTGGGGACCAAACTATAAATTCATCCACTTTTTCTATGGTCCATTTATTCATGCAAAGATGTAATGGTCCTGTATTTACGGCTATTATTTTTTTAACGGTCTTTGACAATCTTGCTATTTGTAATGCGGATAGTCCATAATCTATTGTGCATGGATATCCATCTCGCCTATCTGTCAATATAAATGTTTTTTGTGATTTTTCTAATTTTGAAATCATTTCAGAGACTTCATTTTCAAAGTTCGGAAAGGGAATGCTCATATTTCGGCTGTTGATGAACAACACATCATATTTTCCATCATGGGAGCATTTTTGATTTATGGTTTCTTCGTCATAAACCATATCTTTCTTTTCTTTGAAAGGACATTTAATTTTCATCAATTCGGATACTATGTTCCAAAGAACCAAAAAATATGTTGCTTGATCAGAATTTTCTTTATATAATTCTATGGATCTTTCAGATATTTTATCATATCTGTGAGCACCGATCCAAGTATCAAATGATGGTTCTGTTTGATTCGGAACAGTTATCAAATTAATTTTTTCATTCCCGATAAATTCCTTTAACTGAGAATGATACGTTGGATTGCAGAAAAAATTAAATGCCACATCATTGAGTCTGGAGGCATGTATCAAGAAATGAAGAGTCTGGATACAATCCCCTAGATGATATAAATTATGGCAATGAATCGTTCTCATGCTTTGCGTCTGAAAACATAGCGATCTCCTATGTTTCCTCCTGTATGCTTCGATTC